ATACCGGCTCCCCAGCCACCGCCGAACAAGCCGCCACGGTTACGTGACACCGCCCAAGCTCCAAGAGCCGTACCAATGATACCCAATGTCAAGCCGGCGTTACCCACGCCCTTGCTTGCGTAATCCTTGTGCTCATCCTCATGGACGATCTCTTTCTCCTTAATGATTTTCTCTGCTTCCATATATCATGAATTTTATGGTTATTCCGGGTTATCCCGGCACCACAAAAATCCAGAGAAGTGCCTTGCTAAATAAATATCTCCTTGCTAGCTTGTTGCGAGGTTGTTGCTAGTTCTTTGCGGAAGGGGATGAGACAAAAAAAGCGCCGCCAATTTGTGTTGACGACGCTTTTACCTTTTAAGGGAGGCTTTATTATGATATGGAAAGGAGCTCTTCTCCTAATTTATGCAAGGCTGTTTCCAATACATGCATTGTAGCGTGTTTGGACTAGATATATGTTTTTTCTATCTGAGTATTTATCAAAACTATTCCTTTCTAGGAATTCATTATACTCCTTAGCTATTTTTTCATCTAAATTTTTCATATCATTCTCTTTTATATAGCATGAAATAATTTTATATGGTAGACAGGAACTCTGACAATGAATCCATGTCCGAAAATTCTTTAACCTCACTGTCCTCATGCATATTCCTCGGTTTATTTCTATTACCTTTTACTATTTTCATCATCAGATCTATAGAGTCGCTCTCATTCTCCATAGAGACCCTCACTTTATCCAAGGCCAAAGCCTCTATTGTATTGCATAACTCATCCGCAAATGATCGAGACATAAAATATACATCCTTAAAATCTATACGTACACATGGGCTATTCAAATCCTTAGCCCTTATATAGATTTTTTTAGCTTCTGTCCTAGAACGAAGCTCTCCCCTTATCAATTCTGATATCACAATTGTCTTTTCCATGATCTTCATTCTAAATATTCATAAAAATTAAACATCCTTTCCTCTTTATATGGTATCCTTAATGCCACTATAGTTCCATCCCATTTTATATAATCAGGAAGTCCTATATATGATGTCTCTTCCTCTGACATAAGATGAAACGCTTGCCCAGACAGCAAAAAATATGTTCCTCCAAGTCCCTTAGACAACATTCTCTTGCAAGTACTTATACCATAACCACGATTCTCGGTATCTGGTAAATTTTTAGTCGATATACCCTTTCCCGCGCTTTTTAAAGCCTCCACATCGTTAGTTATACCTCCCTTGCCAGACTTAACATAACTACCCAGTATACTTATACCATTATCCGCTATGCAAATGTCTATATAACTCTTTGACGGATAATACTGAGCAAATATATAACCAAATTCACTCTCTGAATGTTCAGATATATTGTCAATCGTCTCAGTCAGCATATAAGATAAAGCCTTTCTCAACTCTCCTTCAATATTTAATTGCCTTATCATTATATTCTCTGCTACAGATAGTATATCGTTTTTTATGCTATCCTTGCTTTTACATCCCGGGAACTTTATTATAGGAATATATTTTTTCATAGAAAAATATTCCATATAATTATGAAAATCACTAACACTGTCAGCTACTACACCTCCTTCAAAATGAATAGAGTCCAGATAGCTTTTAACACTGTCCGATATATTCTTGCAAACCACATTCTTACCGCACTTATCTCTATAAAGCATAAGAGGCAATAAGAAAAATGGAGTCACAAATGCCGTATATTGGAAGTTCCATATGAAATCATCATCATCGGAATTCTCCATTTTCAGGATTATCCTGAATAGATGATTGAAGGCTTCTCCTATCCTAATATCATTTACCGCATGTGGCATATATATTTCCATAATGAAACTTTTCGTATACAACAAAGCCTCTGCCAAGGCTGGTTACTTGACGAGGCTACAAAATCACCTTTTACGCCGCAAATGTCGCAAAAAATTTTGTTATATGAAAATTTTTTCATAGACAAATCACATGTCTTACAACATAACGCACCCTCAGACCGTACCGGATAGCTCCTCTTTGACGCTCTCCACCGTTCTTCTCAGATAGTAACTCCTCCTTATCCTGTCCGGATACAAATTACGCATCCGGTTCACGGCTTGCCTCGTCATTCCCGTCAGATCGGATATGATATTGTCGCTCAACTTGCGATCGGCCAGTATGGTTATAGCCACTCCCCTAGCGTCAACGTTCCTCTCCTTATTGTTGCTAAACATCATTACCGGATCGGTTCCGCACTCCTTGCAGACAGCCTCTATCACTTTTTTGTAAAAAATTTCCACCTTATTCATAAACTTTTTATTTCGTGGTTTGTTTTACTATCAAAGCCGGGCACAAAAAATGCACGGCAGAAAGACATATAAGAATCTTCCCGTCGTGCGTGGCATGAAAAAATAATCAAACTTCTGATCCGATTATTTAGGGAAGATTCTTTTTCTTTATCCTCCCTTTCCGGTTCGTTCTCACGAAGTCACCATCAAACTAATATAAATTATCATGAACAAAAAAACGTCAGCCCTTGTTATTCATATAACGCATTCATTCTATTATCAGAGGTTTCCCGGGTGTGAGCCACGGAAGCCTCACCAAATCCTATAGAACCCGCCTATCCCGACATAGGGTGATAAGCCATGCTTTCCGATCCCATAACCGGCTATCGCACCGATTCCCCATCTACGGGGGGAGATCGTCTTGGTTATATACTCAGTCTTGCGATATACATCGATGTAATCGAGATTTGGCTTGTAACCCGAAATTGAAAGCCGGTAATCATCCGTCTTGTACTCCTTGCTGGTTATGGGTACCGGAACATATACAGGTTCCTTTACCGTGTCACCGTCTAATGTAATGTAGACAGGAAAAGGCTCCGGTATCGTCCGCACCAATGTCTCATAGACTGGGTACGGGATGCTGTCGTGTATCGTATCCACCTTGGTAAACTTGCCGGTCTTGGATATCGAATCACTGGCCACATCCCCCCGGACATGGTAGCCAGCCGTGAAACTGGCTACCAAGCACACTAGTATTAATATGATATGCCATGCTCTCATAACAGATTCCACCCCGCAATAACATCCGACATATCAGCCTCTCTCCCATTCTCCACCTTGCTCATCCCGCCCACGATCCGGATCATCTGCTCACGATCGTTGATGTTGATAGGATCATCAGCCGGGATACCGGCGTAATCGGATACGGCCTTAATGTAAGCGTCCGTATCATTCTCGTTTTCCGGCGCCCATCTTCCTATCATCTTGCGGATCGTGTCCAGCTTATAGTTCCGGTAATAGTTAGACAGGATCTTGAAGATCGCCCTGTAACCGTATGCCATCGTATTGAACTGCTTAAACGACTTGTCCTTGCTAGGTCGTATCTCGCCTTGAAAGAGATCACTATTGATCCGAATGTTTCCGGGGTTATTGTGCCTAAGTCCCCTAGGTAATTTTTCATTTGCCATATCTATAATTTTATTATTACATTTGTACACTTTGTTAACCTTGCTATCCTCACTTGAGAAAGACAGGAAGCTAAAGTTTTCTTGCTCCCCCTATCCATTTGGATTCGGGGAGCCTTCTTTATCGCAATCTTTATCCTCCTTATCCTCACTATTTATATTGTTCTCGATAGGAGGATTCCTATTGGTACATTTCAAATCTCTGCATTTAAGTACTTTGTATACCGCTATCTGGGTTGTAAGACGGTTATTCTCGTCACGAAAATGTCCCTGATCGTCGTATAGTTTATCTATAAGATTGCTCAAACCTTTCTTTTCCTCCTGACTTTTAATATACAATTCCTTCCATTGTTCACTCGCTTTCGTCTCATTCTCCAACTCTGCCGATTTCCTCTTTTGCGGAAACATCAGCACTGCTCCAAGACCGCCTCCTCCAACAAAGGTTAATACGGCGGTTAACATCATCGTCCAATCCATTCTTCCGATCCTTTTTTTATTTAGTTATAAAACCACTACGCTCTCATCCTCTCTCGCCGCCTCCCACTCGGCGAAATCGCTATCCACACGGTCTTTCAACGCCTTCCTCTCGTTAAGGAACGTCTTATAAGACTCCACGTATGACAAGTCCAGTATGCCTAGCTGGGCGGCATTGTAGTCGTTCAGCTTCTTTTGCTCCACGTCCTTGTCCCATAGGGCGTTGATACAGGCCTCCAATATCTTGTTGGCCGTCAACGTGGGCCATACCCTGACCTCGTTGTAACTATAGGAGATCACGGGGGACATATCGTCACCCATCTCCCTTGTCTCCTCTCTAACGTCCCACCGGTAAAGATAGGAGCCGTCACCGTCCTTTTCTATAGTGATCGGTATCGTGTCGCTATATGTTCTTTTCATGTCTTGTTATTTAATCGTTATACAAAAAATTCCCGACGTGAGACGTGCGGCTACGCCGACGTTTTACGAAATTCGGGGAAAAAGCAAAGGCGCGAACCGATGTTATGATACGCAGCGGAAGGCGCAAAATGCGTATCCACGTAAGCGAGGCCCGCACCCGACCCGTGGTCCGCATAACCGCCAACCATCACCACCTGCATGCGGTTATCCAATGTGTTGGTGAAGTAGTAGCAGCACCAGTAGGTAGAGGAGCTACCGCCGACCTCCGTGGCCACTATATCGCCATCTTCCCCAAGCAACATCTTCTTGGCATAACCGTTTGTACGGCAGATATTGCCTTTCTTGTCATAACCGGTGTAAGAGGTGTCGCTGAAATTCGACGGTTCATCGGTAGTCCATAGAATAGACAATCCGGCATCGCCCGTGGTGACCTGTATATTAGCCCCGTCAGTGTATTTCCAGATGTGACCGAACGGATTCTCTATGCCACGATACCGGTTAGCCATCAACGTGGCGTGAGTACCGCCGGAAGCGTTCTTCACCACATATGCCTTCTCTCCCGAGCCGTTCCCGAACTCGTTGGTATAGCCGCATGGGATAAGGGGATTCGCGTTATTGAAGTTAGTCCAATCCGTCATTTGCGTCGGTCCCGGACCTAGGCCACCTTGGGCGAAACCGTTAGCGTCCTTCTGGGCGTTGAAAGGCTTCTGGCTGTCCAGCGTGGCGTACTCGACGGCGAATAGCCAGAACAGGGTCTTGTGGGCGTTGTAGGTGTACATTTCCCAACCACTTCCACGTTTTCTTGCAGCTTGTCGGAATTGGTCTCGGGTGAGGTTGGTGACGGGACATCCTAACAAGGAACGGTAGGTGCTATCCCATTCAGCGGTGTTATCACCACCTCTTTTATTTACATTTGTACTTCCAACACCATAAGAAGAAATCAAAGTAGAGGAGCTTCTATCTATTCCAGACTCAAATGAACTTATATAAAATTGATTTATATGGCTATATCCTGGTAATGGAATAGCGGATAGCATCATTCTAAATTTAGTTCCGTATTGATATAATTTATACCAATGTTCAGGTATTTCAGTCATTACAGACTCTGTTAAATATTCTGTATTTATATTACTCCAATTTGAATTATTTAGATAACTTTTTATCCCACCTTTATTATCCAGTATTACTCCCCTTATCTTACTCTGGATAGGTAGTTCTCTATGTAATTGCATATTACCTACTCTAACTCCATCAGGACTAGATGATGCAGTATCCCACTCAACACCATATGCGTACCTTTCTTCTAGATCTGGTATATCTTCCCAAGCGGGGGTCCACTCGGTGGAGATGTCGCCGTACTCGAGCTTGATCTTGTGGATGGTGGAGGTAGAGGTAACTGTATTTGGAGTGGTAAATATAACAAGACGTGTATTATTCGCTTGATGACCAACTAAAGTAGTAAACCATTTAAATGTCTTGTGAGCTTTCCCATTTACAAAATCTGTAGGAAGAAACTTGGCTAATGCCCCCACATACGCTCCAGAATTAAATAAGTCGAACGACTCTTTGCCGTCCCCTATCTCACCCCATATAGTTACAGTGACCTGCGTCCCATCGGGTATCTGTTCCGCCAACCAATAATCAGCGATTTTGTAACTAGATTTACTTACCTCCTTCCCCGATCCCAACAACAGATTCCTCCCGTACACGGGCAGCTTGCGGTACTTACCGTCGGCCATCAGAGACTTATCCTTGTCTCCCTTGGTCTCCAGCGTTATCGACACGTCCGGATCGTCATTTTTTGCCTTGTCCGGCGTTATGGTTATCTGCCCGTTAGACGGGGTGGATGTGACAACGGGTTTTAGCTTATTAACGTCCGTCCTTAGACCGGTGACCAGATTCCGGATATCCGTATCGTCGTAATTATCCAATCCATCCAACTTACCCTTATCTTCGTCAGTATAATTATTGTCCGTATGGACGTAATTAGCGTCCTTTACGATGTGATCGTCATTTGTTAATTGGGATGTCTTGATTGGGATCAAAGCCGTTATCTCCGCACGCAAGTCATTGAGAAGACCGCTTAGGGTTTCCTTATCCGTAATACCCTGCAAAAAAAGCTCGATCTCATGGAAGGTATCTATAGCGTCGCTCGCTCCATCACCCAATAACGTGTCGATATCCGCCTTGATAGAGGCGATCTCACTCCTGACCCATCCATCATCATAGTTGGATAAGCCGTTGATCTTAGATAACAACTCATCCGTAAGGTCGTTTGTGCTAAGTCCCTTCCCTTTGATCTTCTCGACAAACCTATCGTCAATCTGTCCGGACGTGTAATAACCTGACAAGATACTCGTGACCTCCGCAAGTATTTGTTTTTTCAAATCCAGCAACACTCCGGCCATATCCTTATCCTCTGTCATACCGGACAAGAACTCCACCACCTCCTGCCATCTGTTGATGACATTGTCCGCGTCCGGATCTCCCGTTATAAACGTGGACAGATCGGAAGCCACTTTCCTTATGGCCGTGTCAAGATCCCCCTCTACCTCCTTCGCCCTGATGATCTCGGAGGTTAAAGCCTCTCTTAACGCCGTATCATCGTAATTACTCAATCCGTCGAGCTTTTCCAAAAGAGCGTCCGTCAAGTTGTTATCCGTATGCGTGTAATCGGCATCGGTTACGATATTATCAGGCAGAATGGGTATCCCTAACTCCTCTAGGGACTTATCCCCGACCAACTCAACTCCGTTGATCCGTGGTTTATTGGTCATACTTTCATAATCTCCGGTCCCTACGGCAGGAACGGATATATCTCCCGTTAGCTTTACCGTTGTCACCTTGACGCTGCCGCATCCCGTATCTCCACCTACGGAGCACGACCGTGGGATAAGACGGAACGCATCGCAAGCGTCTACGGTGTACATGCCCTCCTTCCCTTTGTTCTCGATAAGGGTCAGCGTATAGACGCCGTTATAATCTTGGTCTTTACCTAAGTAAGTGAATCGTATCACGTTATCCCGGAAGTGGAGGTCTTTTACCGCCATCTTCTTATAGCCATTGGTCATGAAGACGCTAATGTTCTTGCCATCCAAAGACTCGGGCTTACCGTCCCGGAAGATGGTCCATTCTATATTGATGTCGTTTCCTATGCGAATAGCTTCCATATCCTTTTTTTATCCATGTTATTGCGCAAACGGGTCTACGATTTTTATATCATAAGATCCAGATTCATTCTCCTTGGCGTAAACATCGACAGAATCCAATCGATCGGAAAGAGTCAACAATGTATTATTATTTGTAGCAATAATTTTTACGGATACGTTATTCATCGTTGAGCATTTTAATGATGGCTTTCTAAGTCCTCCATAAATAAAGCAATTTGTAATATCGCCTTCATAAGATATTTTATTTATATCGCATATGTTTGTATTATTAATAGAATAAGTTCCCTCAAGCGTCAATGAAGCGCTAAAAACAGAATTGATTATATTTGATACCGTTTTTTTTGAAATGACTTTAGCGCCAAGACAAATCTTACTGGAGGCAAACTTACTAGCGCTCATACCAAACACAATAACAGATTCAATAGCCTCAATTCGATTACAAGACAGTAAAAAAGGAGATATTGAATCAAAGACTCCTTTTACGCAACCAAACACCAATTTGGGTGATGATGTTAGTTTGAATTTTACAATATTATTATAAACGGAACCAGATCTCACTATTGTTTTATCCTTGATGTCCGACTGGGATGGGGTTCCCGTCTCTAAATGAGAGAACAGATAAAAATCCAATGAATCACTCGTGACAAAATCAAAATCAGAAGATGACAACGTGAAAAGGGCGTTCTTGAAATCGAAGCATACATCGTTATTATACTCATCTATTAATCTCCAGATAAAGCCTTTTCCAGAAGCCGATGCCTCTTTAAAGCGAGAAGTGTCGTTATCCAATGAGTAATAGACAGTCCATAGATCCAGATGGGAGTTTTCGAAATATACATCCCCCTCATGTATCATAGCGGAGGCTTTCTCGGAAAGCTCAGATGAAGACAATGCCTCCACTACGATATCAAATTGATGTCCCGCTGATCTTAACGTGTTAAAGACGGCGTTATAATCCGTTATCCGGTATTTATTCCCTTGAACAAGACCGCCACTATTCCTAAGAGCTACTAGTTCCGAGTGGGTTATCTCGATCAAAACCCCACCGCCTCCAGAACCGGCCAAATCATACTCTTGCCCGTTTACGTTTACCTTTTTAATCGTGCTCATAATATCCTTAGTGTTTATTTAATTGTTAATATATCATTATCTACCTCCACCGACGTATCGGTAATCGTAAGCGTATCATCGGAAACGCCGGCCGGAAGGTTCCTTGTCAATACAAGCAGGCTACCTATCACGAAGGCCTTGGGTGTCCCGATCATCAATATGTCATTCTCAACCTTCACCGATGGTATCAAGGCTAACAAATCTTGTATTCGCTTGGATTGCTCGTCTATAATCCCGGTGAGCTCTTTATACATGTTGTTAACCTTGTTGATCAATGGCTGTATGGCCGCGTCTATTTGCTCCTTGACACTTCCCCCGTCCAGCCGGGGAATCACCACCGTTCCATCCTCCAATATCGAGAGGGCGTTCTCCCGGCTCGACTCGTTGTAGCCTATACCATAAGAGAACAAAACTTTATTACCGTTGATCTCAGAGAGGTTGTAACGTCCGAACGACACCTCGTGATCATTGGACACGGAAACATGGTCACCATGGGCAAAAGCGTAACTGGCCCTAACGACAGAGCATGAGTATCCCCCCACATGCGACCATCTGGCATTCCCCCGGATGTAATCATCACCGATATGCGACAGGCAATCTATGACGTTATTCTCGCCTTCCACATGAGCGGCGGTGGCGTAATATATCGTGGAACCATCCCCAGACTCACGTACGAGGTTGGATTTTCCCTCTATGTGACATCCCGTATCCATAGATTGGGGATAGACCGTATTCCAGCATCCCTCTATATGGATCACGTGGTCAATCTGAGCAGCCCCATGCGCGGTTACGGAGGCCCCCGATACATTTCCACGACCTTCCACGTGTACACAATTGTTTAAAACGACATTATTAACTCCCTCTACATGGTTTCTTTCCCCAAAGGAAGCATGTATATAATAATCATTAAACAAGTCCTCACTTACGATAATTTCTTTCCCCCATGCGAGGCCATATGTATCCCATATCGTCCTGATCAAATCCTCTTCGTTAAGAATTTTTTTCCCCCCTTCAACGGGCGGCACGTAAGATCCATTCTCTATACGAGCGGCCAGTCCCTCGACATGCGACAGCCCTCCCCAAGCGATCCCGTTCATCCCTTCCACATGCCCTTGTGGTCCCAAGCACCACGTCTCCCTCCCCTCGGCATGGGCGTCAGCTGCGAAAACATTTGTCTTATGCCCCTCGGCGTGAGATCTAGGACCGGTAGCGTTCGTATTCATGCCCTCGGCGTGAGCGTAGGCTCCGGCGGCCTTGTTATTCTCGTAATCGTTGAATATCTCGGCGTTCTTGTAACCGGGGTAGTTTCGTCCTACGCCGTTTCCTCCCTCGGATGAGATTTCTATATCACCCTCCCCCAATATGGATTCCCCGTTAACCGTCTTGAAAGAGGTGCTTGAGGGTAATGCCCCGACCTCATCGGCCGTATATGATGGTTTAGTGGATGACATTATCCATTCTGGCTTATTAAGGACATTGGTCCAGTCTATACTGGCTGGACCTCCAGAAGTCCCGTCCTTACCTCGTGGGACACCTAGATTTATCACGTACAATGGGTTTCCCTCACTATCAACCCCGGTTCTAACGATATCGCCAGTGGCATCGCTACCCGCGGATAGGGTGGTGACTCTCACGTCTTCCAATACTGGGGTCTTCCCTGCCAGACCCTCCTCTGGAATATCCGCTATCTTGTCAAGCAAGACGTTTATCTTATCTGTTGTCTTGTTAATGATTCCCATATCACACCTCCTTCAACGATATACCCGTTATTGTTATAGTGGCCGTACTATCGGGGAAGAACGCCATAGCCACCGCGTCGCTTACCGTGCTATCTCTCTTG